GCAGCACTGGGCGCAAACCCACAAAGTTACCTGACGGGCCAAGTGTGCGGGTAATTTCGCCAGCAGGCCAAGTAAATATTTGATCTTGAGTGGAAAACACCGACAACCGTTCGGTGTTCCAAGAATCGATCATCTGATCAAGCGCAGTCAACGCGTCATTTGACATGTCTGCCGAAGGTGTTTCACCTTCAGCCAGTACACCTAGCAAGCGCAATGCTCGGTTGATTTGTTCGCCAGCGGTGTACGTAGCCATGCTTAGATTCCTTCGGTTGCTGCCTTGCGTGTATATTTGCGCTTAACTTCCAGCACGTTTACAGGAGCCGCTTCTTCAGATTCCGAAGGCGTGTCTGGATTGTAACGTGTCCAGCCATTTTTTTCGTCGTACTCAGCTTCAAGTTCCATTGTGGCAACTTTGCATCCGTGGTCAGGGTGGCTAAGATAAATGTTCATAGTAAAAAAAGGGGGTGATTAGCCCCCTTTTGGTTTAAGCAACCGTGAAATTCAAGCGATAAGTCGGGAATGTCACCGTGTTGGCAAGTGTTCCAGACGCAGCAGCCCGAATACGCAAACGATCCCCAGAAGCCACAACTAAGTTAGCAGCCGTGCCATTGAGGGTCAAAGACCGTGCCGTATTAGCCGCCAATGCAGTGCCACCTGTTGCTTTGGTGGTATTTGCATCTGTAGCGGCCAACAAAGCAGCGGAGCCAGCACCGGCTTGGCCAAGGTTGGTGATTGAAAACGTGATGTAGTTAGTGTCGTTTGCTGTAAGAGCATCTACACCCGAAAAAATTGCGGATGTAATTGTTCCGGCAGTTTGAGCAATAACGTAAGCATCGCTGTTTCCGGTGGTTGCAATGGTTGCGCCTTGAATAGACGTAGAAAAACCATTTGCAATATTGGACGCAACTTTTGATGTTGAATCAATGATCGCGCCAGTAATTGTAGTGCCCGCAGTCAGTTCAGGGTCGCTAAAAGCAACGCCGACAGGTTTTGTATTTGGCATGATGTTTCCTTTAAAAATAGGGGCCGAAGCCCCTATTTAGGTTTAGCCCAAACGATACACAACGTAAGTGCCGTCACCGGTCTTACGGAAGCGGAACAATTGGCTGGTTGTCACAGCGATAGCAACCAAAGCGTTGCCGCCATCAGTTACACCAGTGTTAACAGCCAATGTCACCGCACCAGAAGATGTGCCGATGTTGACAATTGCCAAGTCAAAAGTGCTGCCAACAGTAGCGTTAGGAACAGCAGCGTCAATCAATGTGCCTGTGGGCAAAGTGTAAGTTGCAGCAGATGTAGAGGGGTTAGCCACCAACATCTGATTGCAAATTTGCGCTGCCGTTAGGGTTGCAGTAGCCGTAGCTGTCTGAGGCGCAGCCATTGCGCCCATAATAGTTTCTTGACGGTTGCCTGCACCAACTTGATAACCGCCTGCGCCATTAGGTAATGCCATGATAATTTCCTTTAAAAATGTTACGAAAAACGGGGCCGAAGCCCCATTTGATTAGCCCCAGATGCGGCAAGCCATTTGTGGACGGATGGTACTGAAACCATACAGCACGTCAATACGGCAAGGCATACGGTCGTTGTTGATGTCGTACTGACGAACCACACGCAAGCTGATACCGTTGTGAACGGCACGAGCAGCCATGTCAACGCCTTGTGGCAACAGCAAGTCGGCTGTAGCAAAGGTGATGGCATCTTTGTGGTAAACCAAGTTTTGCGCGTACTGGGAAGAAGCAGCGCCCACGAAGGTCACAACACCACCAGTTGCAGGCAATGCGCTCATAGTAGCCAAAGCGTGTGTAGCGGAGTACATAGGAGCAACGGTCACAGTCCAAGTACCAGCCACGGCAGTAGCATCAGCCAAAGCCACAAATTGGAACAAAGAACCAGTTGACTCACGGGTCTGTGGGTTAACAGCATTGCAACCAGAGATAGTGAACACGTCACCAGCAGTGATTGTTGTTGTTACAGAACCTTGCTCCAACAGAATGGTTGACGCGCCTTCGGAAGTAACGCCAGGGGTCTTGACCAATGTAGAAGCGCTGGCGCTACGTGAGCCAGTAGTGTGCTGCTTGATTGACTGAGACATGTTGACTTCGTCAAAGCCCAACACGCCCATACCCATCATGCCGTTCTTGAATTGCTTGCTGATAGTGTCTGTTGGGTTGAACAGACCTTTCATGCCTTCAACCAAGCCAGCGTTAGCAGCAGGGTTCACAGTGGCGTAACGTGGAGACATCACAGCGGCGTTCTCGTTCAGCTTCTGTTGGGCTTGCAACAAGACCAAAGAAGTGGCGGGAGTGGTACCAGGAGTACCAACAGTGTTACCAATGGTTTTGTACGCATTGGCAACGTCAGCATCGATAGAAGATGCCAACTGGCTGATACGAGGCTTAAGCACACGTTCTGCAAAGTCGTCCAACTGCATTGTCAATTCAGCGGATGTGAAGTTGACACCAATGTGCTTTTGTGAAGCAACAGTCAAAGTGGTGAACTGTTCGTTGTCGTCCTGAACTTGCAGGGCGGCACCGTCGGTCACCAAAGCGCGGTCGGGTAAACGGATACGCAGTGTAGAACCGATCTTTGCACCTTCAACAGCAAAGCTGTCGTCGTACTGGCGGTTCACGTTGCGGGTGATTACAAGGTTGTTCTCCAGAATTTCCAGAGCCTTGCGGGTGATCATGTCGATCGTTAAAATACTGTTTGACATTTGAAGTCCTTTAAAAAATTAGCGGTTGCGTTGTGCTTCGTGCTTACGAATCTGGCGATTGCGCTCGGCTTCAATCCACTCCGAAGTGCTCATGGTTTTGATTGACCTGGGGTCAGTCGTGTCATGGCTCGGGCTTCCCGAAGACCGCGCAGTTACCGGACTAATAGGCGTCGGCGCAGAAGTTGATTTTTTCACCGGAGGATTGTCAGACAATCTGACTTCAATCTTTCCGATTTCTCTTGCCTGCAAAATAGGGGGCAAACGAGCAATGCGTTCAGCCTCTTTGGGATTTGAACCTAGCCAATAAGCTAGATCAGGCCCAAGATCAGAATACTGAATTGTTTCAGCCATTACGTCAGTGATTCGCAACTTAGGGTTGTACACAACGTCTTCAAAGTCGTCGTATTTGTCCCGAGCCTTTTCTTCACGTTCGCTATAAGCTTCTACAATTTCAGCTTGTTCCTTTTGGCGATCCCGTTGAGCAATCAATTCTTCAGCTTTTCTGAGAGCCAGTGCTTCCGCATAGGCGTCAGTGCTTTCAAAATTGTCAATCGACGGCATTTCCTTGGGAACAACTGGCGCGGTTTGCCGCGCGGCTTGTTCACGTTCCCATTTGCGCTGTTCTCTTGCGAGGCGCTTGCCAATAGCAGCGTCAAGTTCCTCTTGCGAGAATGTCTTGGCAGGCTGGTTATCAGCTACTTCCGGCAAATTTGCTACAACTTCAGGTGTGGCCGTCACATCCTTCGCTGGCGCAGAGTCTACTTCCGCTAGGTTTTGGACTTCTTCAGTCATTTCTTGAATCCTTGGATTCCCCGGTGAACCTCACCGGTAAGGTTTAAAGCATTCGAGTCACTAATCGTTGACCGGCGGTAAGGCCGGTGCCAAAAGTGATTGTCGTTGTGTTGGTTTCAGTATAGTCGTAATTAAACTCTTTGACGACCCCATCTACGATTACCATCAGATAGCCACCAAGGCCATATTCTTGAACAGTAAATACTGTCTGTCCAGCAGCAGCAATTATTGTAGGACTTTGAGCACTTGGGCTACTGTTAACACCTGCTGCAGTCCAAATCAAGTTATCCAATGAATCTTTAAGCAACAACGTGTAACGCGACGGGCCAAACCAAACATTGGCTTCACCGCGCGAGTCCAAAATAACAGGGTTTGCGTTTGCAGTAACTCCGGTGCTATCCGTATAAGTAGCCAAAGGAACCGTAGTTCCGCTGGCGTATGTAAACAGTTTGCCGCCAACAAGAGGTACACCCGCAGCAGTAAAAAACTGCATTTTAGGTGATGGACTAAGCGTAGTGGTCATGATTAAGGAGCATCAGGCCAAGT